GTTTGCTGACAACTTAACCAAAAAGAAAATTGTATTTACCTATGAAACAATCAGCATTGACTATGAAATTACTTGCTGCTACAAGCCTGACTTTATTCTCGACAATTTCATTGTTGAAACGAAAGGCTACTTCTCGAAAGAAGATAGACGAAAACATCTTGCGATTAAGAAGAAACGACCCGACTTAGATATAAGGTTCTGCTTTCAAAATAGTAGAACCAAACTATCCAAAGCCAAGAAGTCCATCTCGTATGCCGATTGGTGTACGAGACATGGGTTTCAATACTGTGACAAATTTATTCCTGATGATTGGTATGACTTATCGACAACCAGAAAATCCTAAAGCAGGTGATACTTTCTTAGATCCAGTTAATAATATATGGCGAGTTTTTAATGGTATCACATGGGTTGATGTCAGTTTAAAAGAATACAAATGTAATACAGATGAAGAGTCAATACAAGAATAAGATTGTCTGCCCTGAGTGTGGAAAGAAAAACTGTGCAGTCTTTGATGATGGACACCATCATTGTTTCACTATGGACTGTGGCTACACCTACTACCCAAACAAAAAAGAAAATCAAGTGACCAGTAAGATCATTCCTATATACAAACCAAACCCAAAGCTATTGAAGGTTACACCGATAGCTTTACCTAAACGTGGAATCACAAAAGAAACTTCAGAACTATTTGGTTATGGTATGTCGGAGTATAGAAGACAGCCAGTACAGGTAGCTACATATAAAGATCAGAAAGGTAATGATGTTGCACAGCACATACGCTTTCAAGATAAAAAGTTTATATGGATAGGAGATATGTCAAAGGTACAGCTATGGGGTCAGCATCTATGGAGACAGCATGGAGGTAATGGTTCTGTATTTATAACTGTCTGCGAAGGAGAGATAGATTGCATGAGTGCTAGTCAGATACAAGGTAATAAGTTTCCATGTGTATCTATACCATCAGGAGTACAATCGGCAGCCAAGTATTTAGCAGCAAACTACAAATGGCTTGATAGTTTTTGTCGTATCGTTATCTGCTTTGATAATGATGAAGCTGGTAATAAAGCATCAGAGAAATGTATGGAGGTATTACCAAGAGGTAAGGCAGCTATAGCAAGACTAGATCGTAATGATATAAACGATCATCTTGTATTAGGTGAAGGTGATCTTATAAAAGACAGACTATGGAAAGCTAAGCCAGTAAGACCTGACTCTCTTATTAATGCAGCAGACGCTTGGGATTTGTTTACCAAAGAAACAAGCAAACCTGTATCAGACTTTCCATTTCCAAAGCTTAATGAATACACAAGAGGTTTGTTTCCTAGTCAGATCTTTACAGTAGCTAGTGCTAGTGGTGCAGGTAAGTCCACAATATGCAGGGAACTATGCCATCACTTCCTCAAAAGAAATCTGAGGGTTGGTTATATTGGGCTAGAAGAATCAGTACAAAGAACTCTTCAAGGTCTTGTAGGTATTGACTTGAATATTCCTTTGCACTTAAATGAAGATGTCATAAATAAAGATGATCTGCGGATTGCGTTTGATAACCTCACATCAACACGCAATCTTTTTTTATACAACCACTTTGGTAGTCTTGAGCCTGATGTATTACTAGAACAGATAAGATACTTAGCAACTGTTGATGGAGTAAAGGTAGTCATATTAGATCACATAAGCATAGTCTTGTCTGGTCTTGAACTAGATAATGAACGCAAAGCAATAGATATAATAATGACCAAGCTAAGAAGTTTAAGTGAAGCAACTGGTATAGCTATTGTATTGGTCAGTCATTTACGCAGACCACAAGGACAATCACATGAGTCGGGCAGAGAGGTTGATACATCAGACTTGAGAGGAAGTCATAGTCTTCTACAACTATCTGATGTTGTATTGTCTGCATCAAGAAACCAGACAGGAGATGCTAGTGAAAGACAAAGACTACAGTTAAAGGTATTGAAGTCTAGACATACTGGCATGACAGGAGAAGTGGATAAATTATTGTACGACCAGAAGACAGGTCGGCTTGTTGTATATGAGGATTTTATTTAGCTATGACTTTACTTATTGATGCTGATTGGTTGATCTACAATTCATGTTGTGCTTGTGAACAAGACACAAGATGGAATGATTGGGAGCATACTCTTTACTCTGATGAAAGAGACATACTGAACCTAATTGAAAACAGACTAGATGTTTATAGAAGTATTGCTGACAGTAAGCATGACATAGTTATGTGCTTTACTTCTTACCCTACATTTAGACATGAGATATTCCCTGAGTACAAGATCAACAGGATAGGTAAACGCAAACCACTAGCACTCAAGAGTGTTATCAAAGAAGTAAAAGAAAGATATGAAACTGTTGCTTATGAAAACTTAGAAGGTGATGACGTACTTGGTTTGCTCGCTACCAATGGCAGATATAAAGACCCGATAATAGTTTCAGTAGATAAAGATATGAGAACACTACCCTGCAAACTTATAGCTGATGATTCGATAGAACATATCACTAATAAGAAAGCAACCAGACATTGGTTTGAGATGTCGTTAGCTGGTGATGCTGGTGATGGGATACTAGGTATCAAAGGTATGGGTATGGTTACAGCTTCAAAGACACTAGCTAAAACACCTGATACCAAAGAAGCACTATGGTCTAAGGTACAGGAGACATACATTAAGAAAGGTTATACGATTGCTGATGCTATCTTGAACGCAAGGCTTACAAGAATACTGCGAGAAGGAGATTATGATTACAATACAGGTGAAGTAAAACTTTGGAATCCATAAAGAAAACCCCTAGATAGAACCACTTACCTAGAGGTTTTCTTAGCGTTGCAACAAGGTAACCACTCCTTGTTACTTTCACATTAACATATAATATAAAGATAGCTCTTTATTTTTTGTGTCTTTACCTGTAATTACTGACGAACTTATACAAGCTTTAGATGCTGTGTTTCCTAACAGACACCCAGACCTATCGCTTTCTGATCGAGAAGTGTGGTATCGTGCAGGGCAGAGGTCGGTTGTTGACTATCTAATCGAACAGCAACTAAGACAAAAAGAAACTATGTTAACTAATAGAGTATTGGAGAACTAGCTATGTGTTTTGGTGGTGGTGGCAGTCAAAGACCTGCGGTAGAAAAATACAAAAGTAAGAATGATCCTGTTGTAATTACAGGCGAACAAGAAGGTCTTGAAAATACAAAGAAAAAAACTGAAACAGCAGATTCTTTGAAGATTGCAAAACAAAAAGAAACTAAAAACTTTTCTAACCCAACTATTGCTACAGCACAAAAGCTAACTAAAACTAAAAAGAAGACTTTAATTTAGTTCATGCTAGTATAAGGAAAAAATAATATATACCTGCCATGTGTTTCGGAAGACCATCACCACCACCCGCACCCGCACCCGAACCAGTTGATTCTCCTATAGAAGATACTGCTGATGCAGTAGTTGTTGGTAAACAAAAGAAAAAGAAACAACAAAATACACAAGTTGCTATGGGTAAAAGAATGGGAACTAAATCTTTACAAATACCATTATTAAACAACCAGAAAGCTGGAGACTTAAACTACCCAACCTAATATGGAATACTCAGCACAAGGCACAACCGCAGCAGGTAGGTATGAAGCACTTGTTAGTAGTAGATCTGTCTACGATAGAGAAGCAAAAGAATCTTCTAAGCTAACTATACCTAGTCTGATACCAGAACAGACATCAGGAACAAGGGCGAGGATAAAGACTCCTTTCCAAGCTACTGGAAGTCGTGGAGTTAATTCTTTATCAAATAAACTATTAATGACTTTGCTACCTCCAAGCACAGCATTTTTTAAATTAGAAATAGATGCTCTTGAAATAAGAAAACAAGGGCAAGAACAAATGCAAAGTGAAATAGATAAAGGACTAAGAACAATAGAAAATGCTTTGATGAATCAGATAGAAATATCTAACGATAGAGTTGCTATGTTTGAAGCTATTAAACATTTAGTCGTATCAGGTAATGTCTTGTTATATCTAACAGAAGCAGGTCTTAAAGTATTTCCACTATCTAAGTTTGTTTGTAAGCGTGATGAAGTAGGTAATGTATTAGAAATACTAACTAAAGAAACAATACACCCACAAGCTTTACCTGCTGCTTTCTTAGAACAGATTAAAAAGAAAGATAATTATGATGCTAAGACAATGACAGATGACCTTGATATATATACACATATAAAAAGAATTAATGATGATGTCTTTTGGTTTCAAGAATGTAAAGGAGAAAAGATACCAAACACAGATGGCAGATCAAGAGTAGATGTAACACCTTGGTTACCTCTTAGATTTATTAGGGTTGATGGTGAAGATTATGGTAGAGGTTATGTTGAAGAATATAGAGGTGACTTGATTAGTCTTGAGTCTTTAATGCAAGCAATAATCGAAGGTGCTGCTGCTAGTGCTAAAACTTTATTTCTGGTAAATCCCAATGGGGTCACACGTGCAGCGACCATAAGCAAAGCCCCAAATGGTGCAGTAAGAGAAGGAACAGCAGCAGATATTTCTGTCATGCAAGTAGGTAAGAGTGCAGACTTCTCTGTTGCTTTTAGTGCAATACAAAGAATAGAAGCAAGACTTGAGTTTGCTTTCTTGATGGCAAGATCAGTACAACGTGATGCAGAAAGGGTAACAGCAGCCGAGATAAATCTTATGGCACAAGAACTAGAGAACAGTCTTGGTGGTATCTATAGTATCTTAACCCAAGAGTTTCAACTACCATACCTAAGAAGACGTATGCACTTATTAGTAAGACAAGGTAAAGTTCCCAAGCTGCCTGATGAACTGGTCAAACCTAAGATAGTGACAGGGCTTCAAGGGCTTGGTAGAGGTAATGACAGAAACAAGCTGATTGAGTTTATTGGAACTGTAGCTCAAGCATTAGGACCAGATGTAATGAGACAGTACGTTAATGTAGATGAAGCAGTCAAACGTCTTGCTACCAGTATCGGTATAGATACTGCTAACCTAGTAAAAACACAAGAGGAGATCCAAGCAGAACAACAAGCTGCACAACAACAGCAGCTTATTCAAAGTCTTGGACCTGCTGCATTAGGTTCACCATTAGTTGATCCTAAAAAATTAGCTGATGCTTCACAACAATTACCAACGGAGGAATCACAAGATGCCCAACAACAAGTCTAGAAAAAGAGATGAAGACGGAAAGTTTGTCTCTGAATCTGAAAAAGCAATCGTTAGCGAACTAGGTGTTAACGAAGAAAACCCTGTGCCAGAAAAGTCAGGTGATTACGTTACTGGACATGGCAATACAATTCACTATAGTTAAAAGAAAAAACCACTATGACATCATCACAAGCACAGGTATCTGAAACACCACCAATGTCAGCACAAGACTTGGAAGGTCTTAAAGATGAAAATGGTTTATATGCTGGCAAGTTTAAAACTGTAGAAGATTTGGTAGGAAGCTACAAAGAACTTGAAGGTAAGCTTGGTGCTATAGATCAAACCAGAGAAGAACCAGAAGGTGTAGCAGAAGAAGAGACAGAGGAACAAGAAACAGAAACTAACGACTCTGAATTTAATGCAGAAGAATACTATGGAGATGGTCTTGCTTCTGTATTAGAAGAAGTTGGTATTGACCCACAAGAAATATCAGATCGTTTTGAAAAAAATGATGAGATTTCTGAAGATGATTACAGCAAGCTAAGTGAAGCTGGCTTCTCAAAACAAATTGTTGATACCTATTTAGATGGTCTTCGTAATGCTGGTATGGCAGGTGAAGTAGATGCACAAGGTATCAAAGACTCAGTAGGTGGAGATGAAAGCTATGGTCAAATGGTTTCTTGGGCTATAGAAAATCTACCTGCTGAAGAAGTCCAAGCCTTTAACAAGTTAACCGATACAGGAGATGGACCTGCTATTAAGTTGGCTGTTCAAGGTATCTATTCACAATACAATAACGCTATGGGAGTTGAACCAAGTCTTTACTCAGGTCGTGCTTCGGCAAGTGGACCTACACCATTTAGGTCTACAGCAGAAGTAGTAACTGCTATGTCTGATCCTCGTTGGGAAAAAGACGTATCTTATACAGAAAATGTAAAAGCACGTTTAGCAAGTTCTAACGTATTTGGTAATGGCTAAACCTACAAATCCAAAACTTTATGCAAGAATAAAAGCTAAAGTAAAAGCAAGGGTCAAAAAATGGCCTAGTGCTTACGCAAGCGGACAGCTTGTAAGAGAATACAAAGCAGCAGGTGGAGGTTATTCTTAAAATGAAAAAACTAACAGACAAACAAAAAAAGAATCTTGATAAAACTGGTGATGGTAAACTCACTAAAGAAGATTTCTTATTAGTTCGTAGACTAAAGAAAAAGAAAAATGGCAAAGCTTAGTTTAAGTCAGATAAGAACTCTGAAGAAACATTCAGAACATCATTCTAAAAAGCACATGGACATGATGAAGAAACTTATGCGTGAGGGTTCTTCATTTAAAGCTGCACATACAGCAGCACAAAAAGAAGTAGGCAAATGAGTCTTGATAGATGGTTTAAAGAAAAGTGGGTTGATGTCAAAACAGGCAAGAAATGTGGCCGAGGTAAAAATGAAAAGGGTAGACCTTACCCTGCTTGCAGACCATCAAAAAGAGTTAGTAGTAAGACACCAAAAACTACAAGTGAGATGAGTAGTAAAGAAAAAGCTAGGTTTAAAAGAGAAAAGACAAGTTCAAAAAATATCACCTATCAACATAAGAGAAAAAGAAATAGTTTAAAGATTGCGTAATAGTGTTATATTTTAAGTAGCTTACATTTTTTATGTCTAAGGGTGTATCAATGACCAAGAAGGATAAAGACCCTACTGGTGGTCTTACTGCTTCTGGTCGTAGAAAATACAACCGAGCAACAGGTGGAAACTTGCAAGCT